GGCAGATGCGCGCAGACTCCCCATTGATTTGGAGGATTTCGTACGCGTGTCTGACTTGCTTTTCGGTAAATTGTTCGAGCAAGTGGATAGTGATATCCGCGAATTCGAAGTAATACCGAAGCACGGACCAGGTGCTACGGCCGATCGTCTCATGGGTAATGAGAAGTTCGGTCAACGTACCTGGCCTGCTCGACTTCAAGAGGTGTTTCCAACGTGGAAATACCTCATACCAAATGACCGTTTCAATGATCATTTGGCTGAAGTTGACATCCTCGAACCCGGTGCGGAGATCCCTGTACAAGTGATCACCGTACCTAAAACGCAAAAGACACCCCGAATTATCGCTAAAGAACCGACTGCAATGCAGTATATGCAACAGTCGATTCGGCAGCGGTTTTACGATCTGGTCCGGAGGGATAACCTCCTTCGGCAGATGATCGGATTTGAGGACCAAACGCCTAATCAGCATTTGGCCAACTGGGGGTCCCGAACTGGGACCCTTGCCACACTCGATTTGAGTGAGGCATCCGATAGGGTATCAAACCAGCTGGTCCAGGCCATGGTGGCACGTCACCCCTATTTGAGTCAGGGGCTCGATGCTACCAGGTCTAGACTGGCGAGGGTACCTGGTCAGAGGGATCCAATTCCTCTGGCTAAGTACGCGTCTATGGGTTCAGCTCTCACTTTCCCGATCGAAGCAATGGTGTTTTTGACATCAGTGTTCGTTGGGATTGAGCGAGAGCTCAACACCTCATTTTCCGACCGGAAGCAGTTTCATCGCTTCAAGTCGGAGGTGCGCGTCTACGGGGACGACATTATTATCCCCACGGACTACGTGCATCCCGTTGTATTCTCACTTGAAACCTTCGGGTTTAAAGTGAATGAACACAAGTCCTTCTGGACCGGTAGGTTCAGGGAGTCTTGTGGTCGGGAATATTACGATGGCAATGACGTTTCACTAGTCAAGTGCCGTCAACTATTCCCGTCTACACGGGCTGACGTTACTGAGGTAGTGTCACTTGTATCCCTTAGGAACCAGTTGTACTTCGCTGGCCTCTGGAAAACAGTGGCACTATTGGATGACTACGCTCGGAAGGTGTTGAAACACTATCCGGTCGTAGCTCCGACTTCCTCGGTGCTAGGCAGGCACTCGTTTCTAGGGTACGAAACCCAAAAGACGAGTGAAGATACGCAGGCCCCAATGGTTAAGGGCTATGTCGTATCCGCCAAAGAACCCATCAATGAACTTGATGGGCATGGCGCCTTGCTCAAGTATTTCCTCAAGCAAAGCAGCTTGCCAGCTGCTGAGGGACACTTGGAACGTTCAGGACGTCCTCGTGCCGTCAACATCAAGCCGAGGTGGACTTCCCCGTTTTGAATGGGGAAGGGCTCCGCAAGGAGCTGTGGGAGAGCCCTCGTGTTCTCTTTTCCTAGGCCGTTGATTCGTGACCTAGGGACAGAGCTCGTATGAGCCTCTATTTAGGCC